CAACATCGTGCCGCCACCGCCCGACGAATTGCAGGGCATGGAACTGAATGTGGAGTTCGTCAGCATGCTGGCCCAGGCGCAGCGCGCGATTGCTACCAATTCGGTGGATCGGTTCGTTGGCAACCTGGGCGCAGTGGCCGGCATCAAGCCCGAAGTGCTCGACAAGTTCGACGCCGACCGCTGGGCCGACGCCTACGCCGACATGCTCGGCATCGACCCCGAACTGATCGTGCCAGGCGACAAGGTGGCGCTGATCCGCAAGCAACGCGCCGAGGCTATGCAGGCGCAGGCGCAGGCCGCAGCCATCAACCAGGGCGCAGATACCGCGCAAAAGCTGGGCAGTGTCGATACCAGCCAGAAAAGCGCCTTAACCGACGTGACCCGCGCGTTCAGCGGCTACACCTGAAAGGGTGCCCGTACCGAAAATGAGCACGCATAGGCTGCGCACATGAGCAATTACGACCCGACCGATATTCGCAGCCAGGAGCGCGCCAAGGCCGACAACGACCTGCGCACCAAGCTGGCGAAAGATACGGAAGAGGCCGACCTAAAGTGGCTCATGGGTAGCAAGCGGGGGCGTCGCATCGTGTGGCGTCTTCTGGATCGAGCCGGGGTGTTCCGGCTTTCGTTCAATACCAACTCGATGATGATGGCGTTCAACGAGGGGAACAGGAACGAGGGCCTGCGCACCGTGGCGCAAATCCACACGCTTTGCCCTGAGCTTTATCCCGTAATGGTGAAGGAACAGATCCATGACAACCGAAACCCTGATGACGGCAGCCGCAACGACCACTGAAGGCACTACCGCATCCGAACAGGCAACCCAGCAGTCCGCTACTGGTGCGGATGGGGGCGGCCAACAGCAGCAAGCGACCGAAGGGCAAGGCGCACAAGGCCAGCAGGCCGAAGGCACCAAGACCGAAGGCGAGCAAGAGAAAAAGCCGGAAGGCGCACCCGAGAGCTACGAATTCAAAGCGCCCGAGGGCGTTTCGTTTGACGAGGGTGTTATCGGTGCTTTCTCCGAAGTCGCCAAGGAATTGAACTTACCCCAGGACGCAGCGCAGAAGGTGCTCGACAAGATGGCCCCTGTTATTCAGGCCCGCCAAATGGAACAGTTCGAGGCTGCCCGCAACCAGTGGGCAGAAGCCACCAAGGCGGACAAGGAATTCGGCGGCGAGAAGCTGGACGAAAACCTCGCCACGGCGAAGAAGGCCCTCGATACCTTCGGCACCCCTGAGTTCCGCGCGCTGCTGAAAGAGTCCGGCTTCGGAAATCACCCCGAGGTTATCCGGGTGTTCTACCGGGCGGGCAAGGCAATCAGTGAAGACCGTTTCGTAGCCGGGCAAGGCGGCAAAACCAACCAAAGCGATGCGCGGCGACTGTACGCAGCATCCAACATGAACCCATAAAAAGGAGCTTCTACCATGGCAAATCTTTCCACCACGAACCCGACCCTGGCCGATGTTGCCGGGCGATTGACTGCGGACGGCAAGATTGACCCGCAAATTGTTGAAATGCTCAACGAAACCAACGAAGTCCTCGACGACATGACCGTCATCGAGGCCAACGGTTTTACCGAGCACAAAACCACCGTCCGTTCCGGCTTGCCGGCCGGCACCTGGCGCAAGCTGAACTATGGCGTGCAGCCCGAGAAGTCCCGCACCGTTCCGGTCAAGGACAGCATGGGCATGCTCGAAACCTACGCCGAAGTCGACAAAGCCCTGGCCGACCTCAACGGCAATTCTGCCGCCTGGCGTTTGTCCGAAGATCGCGCCTTCATCGAGGGCATGAATCAGACGATGGCGACCACGCTTTTCTATGGCGATTCCAGCGCCGACCCCGAGAAGTTCATGGGCCTGGCTCCGCGTTACAACAGCCTTTCGGCTGAAAACGCCATGAACATCGTGGATGCAGGCGGCACGGGCAGCGACAACGCTTCCGTTTGGCTGATCGTGTGGGGGCCGAATACCTGCCACTCGATTTACCCGAAGGGCTCGCCGGCTGGCTTGCAATCGCGCGACCTGGGCGAGAGCACGCTGCTTGACGCTGCCGGCGGCCGTTATCAAGGCTACCGCACCCACTACAAGTGGGATATTGGCGCAGTGCTGCGCGACTGGCGCTATGTCGTCCGTATCGCCAACATCGACGTGTCCGACCTGACCAAGAACGCAGCGAGCGGCGGCGACCTCATTGACCTGATGACGCAAGCCCTTGAACTCGTGCCGAACATCGGCATGGGCCGCCCGGCCTTCTACCTGCCGCGCAAGATTCGCAGCTTCCTGCGTCGTCAGATCACCAACAAGGTGGCCGCCTCGACGCTGACCATGGAAGAAATCGCCGGCAAGAAGGTTGTCGCGTTCGACGGCGTACCTTGCCGCCGTACCGATGCGCTCCTGCTGACCGAGGCCCGCGTGGTGTAACCGGCTGGGGGCGGGTAATACCGCCCCCGCTCACAATTCACTGAAAGGACAACACATCATGTACATCGACAAGCACCTTCAAGTCTCAAATGAGCAAGCCGTTACCACAAGCGCAGCGTCGACCGACGTTATCGACTTCGGCCAGGCCAACCCCAATGTGGGACTCGATGACCGCAGCAATATGGCTATCACCGTGGATGAGTCGGCCACGGCTGCCGGGGCCGCGACCGTCACGTTCTCGGTGCAGGACTCGGCCGATAACAGCACCTTTGCCGACGTGGCCGTTACTGCCGCTATTGGCAAGGCCAGCCTTGCCGCCGGTCAGCAGGTCGTCATTCCGATGCCGACCAAGTTGCGCCGTTACTGCCGGGTGTACTACACCGTGGCAACCGGCCCGCTTACCGCCGGCAAGTTCTCCGCGCAAGTCGTTACCGGCATCCAGCAGAACATCGCCCAGCCCGATAGCGCGCGCATCGCTTAATGAGGTGACAACATGAAAGTGATTGCGACCAAGCAGGGCTATTTCGGCAAGCTGCGCGCCGTGGGCAACGAGTTCGAGGTGCCGGAAGGCTCCAAGGCATCGTGGTTCCAGCCGGTCGAGCAAAAGGCCAGCGGCAAGGGCGGCAAAGAGCCCAAATCCCAGGCCACCGAAAAGCCCGCCGACGACCTGGTTTGATCTTCTCCACGTAGCAGCCAGCAGCTTGCGGGGGCCATAGCGCCCCCGCTTTTTTAGGAGATAGGCATGGCCTCGGAAGTCGATATTTGCAACCTCGCGCTCGCGCGCCTCGGCGACAACGCCACGGTGGCAAGCATTGACCCGCCCGAGGGCTCGGCCCAGGCCGAACACTGCGCGCGCTTCTACGCCGTCGCCCGTGACTCTCTGCTGGAAATGCACGCCTGGAAGTTTGCCACGCGGCGCGCGACACTTGCCGCGCTGACCGTTGAAACGTGGAATTGGGCGTATGCCTACGCCGAGCCATCGGGCACGTTGAAACTCTTGGCCGTCCTTCCGGCTGCGGCCGCGAACGATGCCGAGACGCAGGACTTCGAACCCGAAAGCGACAGCACAGGTACGGCCATCATCCTGACCAATCAGGAAGCCGCTAGCCTGCGCTACATCGCCCGCACGACCGACACCACCAAGTTCTCGCCGTTGTTCGTCGATGCGCTCGCCTGGCTACTGGCGTCCTATCTCGCCGGCCCGGTGCTCAAAGGCGACGCGGGCGCAGCATCGGCCAAGACATGCTATCAAAGTTTCCTCGTGGCCTTCTCGCTCGCCAAGACTTCGGACGCGAATCAACGCAAGGTGCGGCCTGACCACTCACCCGCCTGGATTGCCGGGAGATAAGCGTGGCGAATACTCGCAACCTGCAACGGGCATTCAGTGGCGGCGAAGTCTCGCCGGAAATGTTCGGCCGCATCGACGATGCCAAGTATCAAGCCGGCCTCGCCAAGTGCCGCAACTTCATCCCCAAGCCCCAAGGGCCTGCCGAGAATCGCCCCGGCTTCGCCTTCGTGCGCGCCGTGAAGGACTCAACCAAGAAAACGCGCCTGATTCCTTTTACCTACTCGACCACGCAAACCATGGCCCTGGAAGCCGGCGCGGGCTATTTCCGATTTCATACCATGGGGGCCACGCTGCTCTATAGCGCCCCCGCAGCTTGGGTCACTGCCACGGCGTATGCCATCGGCGACATGCGCGCAAATGGCGGCAT